GGGCGTGTTGTTAAGTCCTTGGACTTCATCTTGACCTAGGGGTTTCGCCCAACCCATGGTTTCGACGTAAAACTTTCCTTGCCATGTCCAATCTTGGCTAGAAGCGAAAGAGCCCGCCTCCAGCATCGTACCGTTGTGAGGAAAACTTTTAACGATACGATGCGTGAAAGCGGGCATACTTTCTAATTTAAAACTAGGCGATGATGTTTGACCAGAAGTAACCGAGGTCTGCAGCAACAACTTTGTTGTCGAATGCAACTTCAGCCTCAACACGGTCAGCCTTCAACTCTTCCATACGGAAGCGTGAAACACCAACAGTTGAGCCAAGTCCACCAGAAACGCCAGTCCACATGAATGTGTAACCAGCAGATGGTGTCAAGAGGCCCGGGTTAGGTGCGGTGTAGCAAAGTAGCGCTGAGTTACCAGTTGTGAAACCGTATGACTGAGCGTTAGTGCCTTCCTTACCTGAGTTAACTACTGCCTTAGCAACGAGTACACGGTCAACACCGAAGAGTTGCGCAAGCAAGTCTTCAGTAATGATTGCACCGGCTTGGGTGTACTTGTAACGGTCAACGAGCAATGGGTGATTCTTAAGCATTTGGAATACTTTGTAACCAAGCACGAATGTGTTTGGCTCGTATCCAGTGGTGCTTAGAATCTGTGCCTTAGCGGCGTCCACTACTTCAATTGGGTTAGAAGTGTATGTAGTTGGTGCTGAAACATAGTCGTTCCAGAACGCAGTTGTGGTTGTTCCGTTTGGTGAGGCGTTTCCTGCAACATCTCCACCGGTCCATACGCCTGCGGCGAAGAAGTCGGTAGCCCATTGAACTTCACGACGAAGAAGAAGACGCTGTGTTACAAATTGCGTTGCTTCCATGTCTGGGTTAAGTGGGTTGTCTGCGTTAGCACGAGTCTGGTCACCGATGTCCTTGTGAAAGGCGTACACGTCTGTGGTGTAGTTGTCGGTGGTCAGTCCGTAGCCTGAACCTGCTGAAGCAGTGCCGTCTGAACGACGTTGTGCTTCGTCACGGAACCAGTCGTCCTTGGTGTACTTGAAGTATAGGTTACTCTTCTTGTCCACTGGAACTACTGGGAATACTTTGTCTGCAATAAAGTTTGCAGTGTTCTGAATGTAAGCAACCGAGATGTTAGTCAAAATTGCGTCAATGTGAACATTATTTACGTTTGGCTGTGGCATGGTTTATGTCCTTCCTTATGCCGCACGAGCAGCGTTTGCACAACTGATAGCAACGGTAACAATGTCACCAGATACTCCAGCCGACAAAGCGGTGCCTAGGATGTATTGAGTTGTCGCAGTTCCGGCAACAATTGCAACGGCTTGGCCAGTTGCGTTTACGCCGATTACTGAACCAACGCTGATGTTTCCACCGGCTTGAACTTTGCAAACACCAGAAACAGTTACTTCTGCTTCTGAGTATCCTTGAGTTGCGCCTGCTGCGTTAGTGTAAATCTTTGGCTGGTTCTGAAGAACGCCAATTGGACGCTGTGTGATTGCAGTGATTGCAGTTGCGCTTGGTGTGCCTGTGATGGCAGTTGAAGGAGCAACAAACAAGAACTGGCTTGCAGCAGTAAGTGATGAGTCTGCTACGAGCGTAATCTTTACAGCATATGGATTCTGTTCAAATGCCATGATTAACGACCTTTCTCGTTAAGGTACTGTGTGTACAGGTCTGGATTGCTTTGAGCAACAGACATGAGTGCTGATTCAAATGAAGGAGCAACGCCGTCTGCAACAGCAGACTTAGCAAGTGATTCCATCTTTGAGTAAGCGTCATTGACTGAAACAGTTGAGTCGCTGCCGATTTCAGTGAAGACAGCATTTGTCTCTACTTGTGCGTTAGCGGCATCAAGAGCCTTAACAATCTCTGAAGCAAGAACTTCGTCTGTCTCTGAGAGACGACGGAGTGCAGGTCCTACGATTGAAGGGTCAATGCTGAGGTGAGACCAAGCCGAAGCCTTAACAACTGCTGCTTCGTCCGCACGTGCGTCACGCTCTTTGCGAAGTTCTGCCTGAAGGGCAGCGCTTTCGCTTAGAGCAGCCTCGGCGTTAGCCGTTGCTTCTGTGAGCATCTTACGAATCGCTGCAGGCATTGCCTTTAGGATGTCGGCGTCAGTCGCTTCCTCAGGGATGATAACAACCTCTGGGGTTTCTGACATAGTTTCCTCCTTGGAAACAGGTGTGATTGCCTCTACAGGGGAATCTGTAGGGCGCAGTTCGTCAAGAACCGCCGTTACTTCGGATGACTCCGCAGACTTCATAACGACCCAACCTTCAGTGAGGTGAGCAGGGTGGTCTACACCGCTCGTCTCTTGAATGTTAAGACGCACTAACTTTCGTGCCACGTAATCTCCTTACGACTTTCTTTACCAAAGGGCTAACCCAATGGTCTTGACAAACAAAAGCGTAGAACCCTTTTCTGTTTTGTCAATAGTTGAAATGTAGGAGGTGTTAGAAAGGTGAGTTGTTGTCCTTCTCACAAACATCTTGGAACGAACACCAGCCACATAAGACCGACGGTTTTGGAGGGAACACACCTGCTTCATAACAGGCCTCAATAGAGCCCCACGTCTTTCTGACGTTTAGTTCAGCATCACGAATGTCCCTATCAGTAACGGCTTTTGCAATGGTGTCGCCGTTTTTTACATAAATAAGGCGAAGACTTGTTGGTCTTTCACCATGAACTTCTTGGCAAAGGTAGGCATAGATTTTGCAGGCTTGAAGTGCCTCTGCTTGGTATCGGGGCTTTGGTGTTTTGCCAGTCTTGTAGTCAACAATTTCTAGCGTTCCATCTTCTTTTCGGTCGAGGCGGTCAATAATTCCACGAAGTCCGAATCCGCCCATGTCGTAGTCAACTCTCATTTCGGTAGAAACAAGATTGATTTTTGTAGGGTCTTCTATCGTGTAATAGGTACGAATGTGCGAAGTGATGTCCGCAGCCATCTTTTGTTGAGCCTCGGAATCAAGCCCCATTTCGCCTGCAATTTCTGGCGTCATGTATTCCGGGTATACCTTACGGAACTCTGCCATTGCGTTTTCGATGGTCCGGTCTTGTGCTGTTGGCTGGTCTTTGAAAAGGTTTTCTAGAACTGCGTGGAAGATTGTCCCACGGTAGGCATCAATAGATTTCTTCTCTGGCAACTTTTCAACACTTACGTATTGATACTGGCGAGGGCATTTTTTGAATTGGCTTACACGTGATGGTGATACGCCATTTGGCTTCTCGCCTAAAAATACTGGTGTTATTGACATGGAACCACCCTACTTGAGGGGTGTGACAATTACAAGGAGGGTTTAGAACAAGTCTTCAAACTTGTTGTATTCACGGACCTTGTGAAACATTTTGCTTATTTTTTGGGCCATTTTTTTAGCAGACTTTGCATCACGTGAAAAAACGCTGAAATCTTGCATGGGCAAAATCATCCCATTTACATTTTCTTTACGAATAATCCTAAGTTCAGCAAATGATTTATTGTTCCAAACAACAAATGTATAAGGGCCATCTTTGGCTTCTTGGACGTTAAAGTCCTTTTCTTCCCAAGAAAGTTTATGAGCCATTAGTTTGTTTCTTCAGCGTATTGAACTAAGTGGCTAAAAGGCTCAAGTGACTCAACTTTTGCCTTTAATTCAGCGTTTTCCTTAGTCAAAGACTCGTTCTCAGTCGCAAGACGGCTGAGCGTTTCCTTCTGAGAAATGGCCATGCTGATTAGGGCATTGACATCTGAGGTTTCAGGCTCAACGCCCTGACCAACTTGACGCCAAACCTTGTCAGCAAGTTCGGTTAATGTTTGTGTCATATGCAACTCCTATGTAGGGGGGTTGGTACTATCCACAGGTTACCATACCCCTGTTGATTTAAACAACACCTGTGTATTTCAGCCATGTTGTTGGGTTTTCTGCATCTGGCTCGTACTCTGTTTCTGTAACTCTGTTACATTTCGCACAAGTAATTTTTACGGTTCCAGCCTTTGGGCTCTTGATTCGCCAGTCGTGCTTGCATTGGCCGGGTGCTGATTTTGAAGTCAACTTAATGGCTCGTCGATAGGGGTCTCTGACTATTCTCCCGTCACTTTCCAATTTCATAATTATGGCGTGAATGGTAGAACTGCTTTTAATTCCAATTGCCCGGGCTATGTCTCTGAGCGATGGCGGATAGCCAAGTTCTTTCCAATGCCACTCAATGTAACGAATTACTTCATCTGATTCGTAACGTTGACTTCCCATTATCTTCTTTTGTGTTTTTTCCATGTCAGGATAGTAGCGCAAACCGAACACTGTTCGCAACTTGACGGGGGTTAGATACTCTGATAGACTCACGCTGTTCTTGGGGGCGACTGCACACAACGCTAAGGACGACCCTAAATCCCGTTTGCCGAAAGGCGACGGGATTTAGTTTTTGGAAGACTCAAACCCGAAGGCTTCCCATTTTTCCTTTTTGGAAATGCGGTCAATTATTGTTTTGCCATCTAAGTGGTCAATCTCATGTTGGAAGATGCAGGCCTCTAAACCCTCTGCTTCCACTTCAATTGTTTCCCCGCTTATGTTTAGCCCAATCATGTGAACTTTGTCGTAACGTGGAATGTCCCAATATTTTTCAGGGATAGAAAGACATCCCTCTGTTCCAACCTGATGTCCACCCATTTCCAAAATCTGTGGATTAATAACGGCACGCAAAACTTTGTCGCCCATCTCATAAACAAAAAGACGCTTGCTGATTCCAATTTGATTAGCGGCTAACCCTACGCCATTAAGTTTGTACATGACCTCGCCCATGCGTGCGATTACCTTTACAAGGTCTTCATTAATCTCTGTAACGTCATTTGTAGGCGTTTGCAGAACCATGTTCGGGTAGTGAACTATTTCAAGCAAAAGTACTCCCGTTGTACTGTTTACGAATTTCTTCAAAAAGGTCGGCAGCAAAATGGTCTACATCTTTGTAATTTTCTTGATGAACAAAAAGCCTGCTTGCGGCAACCATAAAACAGTATGTCAAAAGACAACGCTCTTCCATAGAATTATCCATGAGATTATTAATCGTATTATTTGCTGCTTCCAATTCATATTGCAGCGCTTGTATTTTTTTTCTCTTGCTCATAGATTTCCCATCTGGTCATACTTTGCTGGAACTTTTCCCTTGTACGGAGCACCATTGAATTCTGCAGTAAATGCAAAACGTTCAGCACAAACAGCGCACATCACGTACGTCTTGGCACCCATGTTCATGAGCAACCATTGGTGTGGTTTGGTGCAGGCTTTAGCCATTCCTCTTCCACCTATTTAATAATGATTTTTTGTCGTTGGCGTAATAAGTCTTTCGCCATTTCGCCCACTTAGTTTCCATTAAGGCAATCTTTATTTCTCGTTCTAAGCGGTGCTTCATTCTGATGGAACCTTCTCGCTGCTCATCAAAGCCTTCGCTTCAATTGCGTCATTCTCCCAGTCTTCAAGAGTTCCAAGCCTAACCATTGGTAGGCATAGAGCGTCATATTCACCGGTCTCGCAGATTTCTATTTCTGTTTCGCTTAACGGCGCACCATCGTGCACCTCGCAAAACTGTGGTGAACAGAACTTGTTTTCAATTCCGTATTTGAGCCATTCAAGTAAATCCATCTTCTTCCCCTTATTTCTTGGTGAACAAGAAGATACCAGAACTCAGGCTTAAATGCCAGTAATTATTATCAAGAGCAGCCGTCTGTCCATTCAGGGTAGAAGCCGTTATTACGGTTGTAGAACCAAACCGCAACTGCTGATTGCTGCTGCGGAGTTGCCGCCATTGCCGTTGGTGCCTTTATACCTAAAGCCGATGCACCAAAAGTCCAAAGGTAAGGGAGGAATTGATAAAGCCCCTGAGCACCACTAGATACGTTTACCGAGTTGGGGTGATTA